TGGGTGGACATTGGAGCCCCGAAGAAAGACGGAAAATATCAACCTTGTGGCAGAAAAAGCAGCAAGGGAAGCAAGAGAAAATATCCGAAGTGCGTACCCCTTGCAAAAGCCACACGGATGACAAGTGGGCAAAAGGCGAGTGCTGTCAGCAGAAAAAGAGCTGCAGGTAATCCAGGCGGCAAACCTAAAAATGTAAAAACATTTGCAGCTAGTGGAGGTCTTATCTCAAAAGAAAGAAGAGCGGGAGCAGCCGTAAGAGGCTTTGATTTTAAAGGTGTATTCTAAAAAAGAAATAACAGACGACGTTCGTAAGTGGTCAGAACATTTTTTAGAAGTTCCTAATAAACATTTAGGTGGTTTTCCAGCATGTCCTTTTGCTAAAAAAACATGGAATGATAACAAAGTTATTATTGAAGTAAAAAGAAAATATAAACAATATAAAGCAGAATTAAACGCACACATAAAACAATTAGATTTTAAGGTGCATGAAATATTAATATTCTGTGACCCTTACTTTAATTACTCACTTGATGAGTATCAAGAAGTAATAGATTCTTATAATGAGTGGTATAACAAAAAAGATATATTTTTTATGGGATTTCATCCTAAAAATCCAGCTAATGAAGAAGAACAAGAGTTTTTGGTAACACCAACTGGAGAAATGCCTATAGTTGAAAGTGATTTAGCTTATTCTATGATGCTTGTACAAAAGTTCTCGCAATTACAGGAAGCTTCTGATAAACTGCACAAATCTGGTTACTATAAGTTGTGGCCTAGAGGGTACTATCAAGACGTTGTAGTATCAAGACAAAAAACCTATAAACGAATATTCGGAGGTCAACATGATGGGTAAAAAGAAACAAGCAATGAAAAGAGGCGGTAAGCCAGTTGTTAAAAAACGTGGAGGCGGCGCAATGATGGAAAAAATGATGGGCGGCGGCGTAATGAAAGGCAAAAAGAAAAAAGTTGTTAAGAAACGTGGTGGCGGTCTAATGGGTGCTAAAAAGAAAAAAGCAAAAAAATAGATGCCAACTTACGCTTCAACAGCAACATTTGACCTCTCTATAGATGATATAGCAGAGGAGGCATTTGAACGATGCGGTTTACAAATTCGTAGTGGCTATGATTTAAAAACCGCACGTCGTTCTCTTAATCTTTTATTAGCAGAATGGGCAAATAGAGGATTAAATCTTTGGACTATACAACTACAAGAAAAAACTATTGCAGCAGACACCACAAATTTATCTGGTTCAAATTTATTTGGCTCAGGTGCTAATGCTGCTCAAGAAATAATTGATATTACAGATGTTGTTATTACAGACAGTAGTAGTAATGATTATTCTGCAACATCAATTAGTAGATCAACATATTTTAATTATACTGTTAAAACGACCAGCGGGCGACCAAGTCAATACTATTTTGAACGTACGATAAACCCAAAACTATATCTATATCCTGCAGCTGATACAACGTACACTCTAAAATATTACGCTCTTCTTCGGATGAAGGATGCGGGCGCTTACACCAATAATGCTGAGATTCCTTTTCGTTTTCTTCCATGTATGACTGCTGGGTTAGCTTATTACATAGCTATGAAAAAAGCACCAGATAGAATTCAACTTTTAAAACAAATTTATGAAGATGAGTTTCAAAGAGCAGCAGATCAAGACGGCGAAAGAACGAGTTTATTTTTAACACCTAAAGTTTATTTACCGAGTGCTTAATGGGAAAGTATGCATCTGGTAAGTTTGCTAAACGCATATCAGACAGATCTGGTATGGCGTTTCCTTACAATGAAATGGTGCAAGAATGGAATGGTTCTTGGGTTCATACCAGTGAGTTTGAACCAAAACAACCTCAACTAGAACCTTTACCAATTGTTACAGATCCACAATCTTTACAACACGCTAGATCACAAATAGCTAACTCAAGAGTTTTTGTTGGTCAAGATGGGGTAACAGTAAATGAGTTTCAAACACTTAATATGCCAGTGACTAATTTTTATGCAAACGGCGTATCTTACGCTTCTACACAAAAAAGCATGATGCCTTTAAGTGTACAACAACCAAATAAACCTACACGATTGATTTCTCGCGTAGGTAATGTTACAGTGAGCACGTCATGACCGATTACTCTGATTTAACTGATAATGTAAGAAATTATACTGAAACAAGCACAAATGTGCTTTCTAACACTGTTATTCAACCTTTTATTGAATCGGTTGAAGATAAAATGTTTAGAACAATAGATTTAAATTTTTATAGAAAATATGACACTGCAACACTGACAGTTAATAACCCTTTTTTACCACTTCCTTCTGATTGGGAGGCAACAAGATATGTTCAATTAATAGATTCTAGTGATGACAGAACTTTCTTGATACAGAAAGATATTTCGTTTATGAATGAATACGCACCAGATAGAACGTCTGCTGGAGCTGGCACGCCTAAATATTATGCGATGTGGGACCAGGACACACACTTTCTAGCGCCAACCCCGAACGCTGCCCTTACGGTAGAGATCGCATACACGTATAAGCCTACTGGTTTATCTAGTACGAATACATCTACTTGGATAAGTCAAAATGCTCCGAACGTGCTATTATATGGTTGTATTTTAGAAGCACTTGGATACTTGAAAGGTCCAGCGGATATGATACAATACTACGATAAAATGTATAATCAGTCTGTACAGGAACTTGCCACATATGAGATGGGGCGTGACCGTAGAGACGAATTTCGGGACGGCGTTATTCGTATCCCTCTCGAATCAAGGAACCCATAGGAGATTATTATGGCAATTACTCAAGCTGTATGCAACAGTTTTAAAGTGGAGATCCTGAAAGGCCTACATAACTTTACGGCAACGACAGGGAACGCTTTTAAACTCGCACTATACGACTCAGAAGCAACATTAAGTAAATCAACAACTGCATTTCAACAAACTGACGAAGTGGGTGCATCAGGCACTTACGCGGAAGGTGGAGGAGCATTAACTTCAGTTACTCCTACTTTATCTACAGACACTGCTGTTTGTGATTTTAGTGATGTATCATTTACAAGTGCAACTATTTCAGCACAAGCTGCTGTTATTTATAATAGTTCAACTGTATCTGGTTTAACTACCAATGCATCTGTTTGCGTATTAGATTTTGGTGCGGTTAAATCTTCAACTTCAGGAACATTTACTATTACGTTCCCTGCTGCTGAAGCAACTGCTGCAATTTTAAGAATCGCATAGGAGATAAAACATGGCCTCTATCCAAGGATGGGGCCGACAAACTTGGAACAGTGGTGCGTGGAACCAACAAGCACCTGTTTCTGTTACAGGTAATGGCCTCACGTCATCTCTGGGAACTGAGACAGTTGCGACTGATCAGATCATATCTGTAACTGGCATTGGCTTAACGTCTGCGTTAGGCACAGCTACTGGAACTGGTATTGCAGAAGTTAATCCAACTGGCATTGCTCTTACTACCTCTTTAGGGACTGAGACAGTTGCCACTGATCAAAATATTTCTGTTACAGGTATTGCTCTTACTTCCTCTATAGGAGATGAGTCAAGCTCAGTTACAAAAACAACTGGTTGGAACCGTGATACTGATATTAATACGGGCAGTTCTATTGGTTGGGGCAATCAACAATGGGGTGCAACAGGTATTTCTCAAGCACTTACAGGACAAGCACTTACAGCTTCTTTAGGAACAGAAACAGTTTCCACCGATCAGAACATATCGGTGACTGGAGTTTCAACTACTTCATCAATAGGAACTTTCTCTATAACAGGTGATTCGCAAGTCACTGTTGTTGCTGCAAGTGAACCTGAGCTAGATATTAGCGTAGGCACAGCAGAGGCAGATCCAGAATTTGTTGTATTCCCTTCAGGCAATGCAATGACTTCGGCATTAGGCACTGCTGGAACATCAGTATTTCTTACTGGTCTTGGAACAACACTTTCTTTAGGGGATGAAACACAAGAAACCATCTACGAAGCACCTAGTGTTTCCGCAACATCAAGTATTGGAACTCTAAGTATTAGGACAGATGTAAGCTTTACAATCACTGGCGTTTCTGCTACAATTACAACTGGAACTTTACAAGGGACTTTTTGGTCCGTTGTAGATGATTCTAACTCGGATATAAGTTGGACAGAAGTTCATCAAGCCGCATAAAAGTTTTGACAAACTTAAAAATAATTACTAAAACTTTATTAGGAGATTAAATGAGTTCAACTTATTCAACAGGCTTACGAATAGAGCTACAAACCACAGGAGAAAATTCAGGTACTTGGGGTACTATTACAAATAATAACTTTTCTCAGGTTTTTGAATTTGCTATTGCTGGTGTTTATTCAAAAGCAATTACTACAGGGACTTCAACAACGCTAACAAACGGCGATGGTCCTCAGACCCAAGCGAACAACGAAGCTAGACAAAACCAATTAATTTTCACAGGAACAGTTTCAACAACTCATACAATTCAATTCCCTGCTACTCAAAAAACAATGGGGATTTATAATAACATTTCTGGTGGCGCGGATATATCTGCAAGACTAGGAGCTTCAGGAAACACTGTTACGGTAACTAATGGTAAATATAGATTATTAGCTACTGACGGAACTAACTGGTATGATATTTTTTCATTAGCTGGTTTAGGTGAAGCATGGGTTATTAAAACTGGTAACTATACAGCATCAGATGGTGACAATCTTTTTGTTGATACGTCTGGTGGTGCAGTAACAATAACTTTACCTGCTTCTCCTTCAATTGGAAATCAAGTAAAACTTATTGACGCTGAAGGAACTTTTGGTACAAACAATTTAACAGTAGGACGTAACTCTCAGAAGATACAAGGTTCTGCTGCAGATTTAACAGTAAGCACCGATGGTGCGGGCATTGCGCTTGTTTATGTAAACAGTGACAATGGATGGAGGTTGAAATATAACGACTAATGGCTAACTTACAAGATATAGTAAATAGAAGTGAAGTAGGAGCAATCAAGCCTTGGACTGCTGCGGCGGCTCCAGCTGGTTATGTTTTATGTAATGGAGCAGCAATTTCAAGAACAACTTACGCGGATTTATTTGGTGTAATTGGCACCACATATGGTGCTGGTGATAGTTCAACAACTTTCAACGTTCCTCAATTACAAGGTAAAATGCCACAAGGTTATGATGGTAATACATATAACTTAGCAGGTACAGGTGGAGCAAATACAGTTACAGTTGCTGTAACTAACAACCAAGCTGCAACAAATGCTACAAACCAAGCTGTTACTGTAACAGGAAGTATATCTAATACATCTTTAACAACTGCTCAATTATCATCTCATTCGCACTCAATTGAACAGTCTCCAGAAGGTCATCACAATAATGCAATGAATAACACTCCTTTTCCACTAGATTCTAATGGTAGAGGTGAAACAGATAACAGTACACTTAATGCAGGATCAGGAACTGGTCACAACCACTCTCATACTTTATCTGGTACCTTAACAGGTAATATAACAACAAGTTTAACTGGATCCGTTACGGCTGCAGGAACAAATTCATTCTCACCTTTTGTGGTGGTAAACTATATTATAAAGCATTAGGAGATATTTATGGCAACACAGATTGTAATACAAAATGGAGATAGAATTTTAATAGACAATTCTTTTGGAATTGATTGGGCAGATAAAGGTAAAAATTGGGTAGATGCTTGGTGTCCAGATACAATTCACGTAGTTATTTGGAATAGTTTAACAGGACAAAATGAAATTCAAAACATAAATCCTTCTACTGGAATGATGACAGGAAATACTAATTTAAGTGCTACTAGCGACGCTGTAGGATCAACAACTATTGCTGCTTTACTTACATGGGGAGAAACTAGAAAAGGTCAAATTGAAGCTGCATTTGCAGCTTTAAATACTGCTCGTGATGAGGATATAGCTAATGGTACAACAAACGCTGTCGGCAAGACTTGGCGAGATTACGACCCAAATTACTCGTAAAAAATACCTCTAACTTGTAAAACTTTTCTTTTAATAGGGCCTGTTACAGGGCACACTTTGTGTGGTATTTTATTTTTAATTGCTAAAAGTGTATTGGAATAAGGATAAGAAACTAAAGGTAATCCTCTTTTTGTATCTATTAAAGTTTCACCTCCCCAATTATCATCCCAATTATCGTGAATATAAAAAGAATAATTTAAAGTATATTTACCATCATCATGCCAATTAATGCCTGAAAGTTTATCATATTCATAATATGAAACTGATATTCTTGAATTGGATTGAAAAGGAATAAAAGGACAATCAATTAATATTTGGCAAAAATCTTCAAACACTTTATGTTTTGCTTCAACTTTATTTTTACATATTATTGCAAGATCTTTTTCAGTATTAACTTTTTGCATTGTTTTAAAATCATTTTTATCTAAATAAAGAGTTTTTTGCCACTCTGTATGTGAGTCAGAATCAAAATTAAAATTAAAATTAGATATTTTTTTAAATAAATCATTAGGCAAAAAATCATTAATAATAAGTGCACAATCATCTATATTTGCTTTTATATACATTTATCTAAAAGATTTTTTCTTCCAAAACATAGTTTTATATTTATCTGCCCATTTACTTAATAATTTATTAAGAGTTTTTGAATGAAGTTTTTCCATATAGAAACCTGACCATTTTTTCCATGATTCTCTTTTAAAAGGAATGACTTGAATCATAGGTTCACCTTTTTTTATTAAAAATTGTTTATCTCTTTTGTGAAGAATAAAAGGAAAGTTGATTGTATTGATATATGTATCAGTATCCACAATTCCTGATATTATTTCAAATCTAGGTTCTAGCCTATTCATTGGTTTTATAAATAAACAACTATAACCAGGAGGAGTTTTTATTAACCATTTGTTATGAAATTTCCCTGCATTTTTTCCTGATATTTTACGCCATTGTTCAGGTAATTGTGTTTCATTATGAACTCCAAAATCAGCTCTATTTTTATTTGCAGGAGTGACAGAAAAATCTTCTTCCACAGGATCAACTAAATAATCTTGATCAAAAGGAATTATATATCCCATCGTTAAAGAATCTAAAAAAGGTATGCATGTTTTTAAAGTTGGAGCGTGCATGTTGCTATTATGAAATCTTTCTAATTTTTTATATTCTTCTGGTATAAATTTAGAAGCAGGTTGTGGGTGTGGCCACACCTCTGACATTCCTTCATCTGTTGCACAGAAAGTAATTTTTTTATTTAACATATTTTTGTATAAAATTAAAAGACATAGACCTTCTAACTTCCCCCTTTATTTTTGTTTTAAATGGCATAACACAATGTTGATGCTTAGCTTCGAAAATATAAAAATGTCCTACTTCAGGTTCCATCCAAGTCATGTTTGTACCATTAACATCTGTAAAACCTAATTGTCCGTCTCTAAATTTATGTGGATCTTTTACATCATTAATAAATTCTGGAATTTTTAAAAACAAAACAGTAGACCAACCAGTGTTATCATGATGAGTATGAGGAGGATTGTATTCTCCTTCTTCCATGTCGTTTATCCAACAACTTAAAATTTCTAATTCTTTAGTCCCTTTAAATAAATTTATTTTATCTAATGTTTCAATGTAGTCATTCATGCAATCCACTATATTTTTAGATATTTTAGTTTCACCAATTAAATGTGTAAATTCTAATTCTGAATTAAGTCTACCTGCTAATCTTGGACCAAAAGAACCTAATTCTTTTTTACGTTCTTCATATTTATTATTCAAATCATCTATAGCATCTAAAGGCATATCATATCTTTTAATTACTCTTCCAAATACATTTGTTTGAGCTTTCATTGTAAACTTATCCAAAATTGAATACTAAATCTTTGTTCTAAAAAAGGAACATCCTTTTTATTTTTAGAATATAAAGGAGTTATTGCATGTGGTATATAAGAAGGAAATACTACCATAAAATTATTTTTGTTTTTTACTTCTATTATTTTATTATCATAAAAAAGCATATTACCTCCTTCAAGAGAATCTCCTTTATTTAAAACTAAATTAAATGTAAACAAATTTCTATTTGGATTATCTCTATGCCAGTTATAATATCCACCATTATTATAACTAATTACATGTATATTCCATATTAAATCTCTTTCTAAAAACTCGTAAACTCGCGGTGCATTATCTTTTACATAATAAAACAAACCTTGATGCAAAAACCATTGGTGAAGACTTTCAAAAAAATTATCATTGTTTTTTTTTGTTTTATTTTCTAACCAAAAATCTAAACCTCCACACTTACTACTAAATAATTCTTTACCTTTAGTCCAATTAGGAATATTAAAAATTTGTCTGTTATTTAAAATATCACTGTAAAGTTCATCTATTTTTTGTTGCGGTAAAAAATCATCACAAGCTATTATGTTTTTTGACAGGTTATAATATTTCATTTTTTTTTAATCCTCATATTTAAAATTAAAAGCAAGTGACATTCTTTCTTTTTTAGAATGTTTAACTCTGTGATGTAAATCACTATCAAAAACAATTAACTCTCCGAGTTTAGGTTTGTATGAATGAAAAGTATTTTCTGAAAAAACAGCAAACTCAATCTCAGAGTTGTCATCTGTTAAATAAAAAACACCAGCACCTTGTTTTAAAAGATTTTTTTCTATGTGATTGTGAAATTCTTGATAGCCTCCGTTTTCATAAACGTTTATCCAAGAACTTGTTATCATAAAAGGTTTTTTTAAAAATTTACTTATTTGTTTTTCTATGTATTCTCTTAAATATATAAACTCACCTACTGCAAATAAAATATTTTTATATATACCATACGATGTGTAAGCTTCACAATCCCAACTTCTTTCCGTAAATTTTTCTTTATTTGTTTCTATAAATGTTTTTGTTGTTTCCAACATATGTTTATTGTCAATCTGTGAAACAAAAAAACTTTTTTTAACTATTACTGTTTCTTTCATTTTGGTAAATAAATATTGTTAATTTTAGAATTTTTTATTGTTTTAAAAGCATCTTCTAAAGTTTCAACCAGAGGAGCCCCTGCTAAATTAAAAGAAGTATTAAACAATAAAGGAACTTTGGTTTCTTCATAAAAAATTTTTATTAAATCATAAAAAAATTTATTTTGTTTTCTAGTAACTGTTTGTAATCTACAAGTGTTGTCTACATGTATGATTGATTTTATCATGTCTTTTTTATGCGGAAGAGGTTCAAAAACATAAAGCATGTAAGGAGACTCATTAATATTTTCCATATTAAACCATTCTTTAGCATATTCTAACATAATTGTTGCAGCGAAAGGTCTATAATTTTCTCTTTTTTTTATTTTATTAACAATTTGTTTAGCATTATTATTTCTAGGGTCGAAAAGAAAAGATCTTTTTCCTAAAGCCCTTGGTCCAAGTTCTGAGGACCCATGAAAAATAGCTAGTATTTTTTGATCTAAAATAACTTGTAAAGCTTCATATTTATTAGAGCATATATTCATTCAATACTCCTTTTGGCTGTTTATGTTTAAGTCTTAAATATTCTACTATACCCAAACTTAATCCTTCATCTCCACAATAAGGTGGTATCACTAAATTAGGAAACTGTTTTTTTAAAGAAGTGTTCCACACCACATTTTGTGCTACACCTCCTGAATATGTTATATAATCATTTTCATTATCCACTACCTCTTTAAAAAAATTAACCATAACAGAACTCATATAAAAATGAATAGTGTGAATCCAATCCAACTTTTTATGAGAGGCTAAAAGTTTATCCCCTACATGTTGTTCATATAAAGAAAAGTTAAATATTACATCTACATTTTTTAATGTAAAATTTTTTATTTTACTTAAATATTCTTCATCTAATTTTCCATACGATTGTAATCCCATAAGTTTCCCTGCAGCATTCAATCCACCTGCTCCTTCAATCCCTAAAAAATAACATGCGTTATTATAAGCTTTACCCACACTTTCTTTTTTATCTAAATATCCAATGTCGTAAATTTTGTTATTTTTAAAAACAGTCCATCCAATGTTTAAATCACCTTCAGCATCAAAAACAAAATGCGTATTACATTCTTCGTATAAAGGCCAAGAACTTAGTGCGTGTGCATAATGGTGATTTATTCTTGTCATATTATAAGGAAGATATTTAAAAGTAGTTTCTGGAAAGAAAAATTGATCTTTAAGTTTATATGCCCACGGATCAAAGACAATTCCTATTTCTTCAAAGTCATTGGGTGTAACACCCCATATTTTTTTAATATCATCAATCCATAATTCAAAATTATTATAGGCATCATATTTTTTTTGTGTGTGTCTTTCTAATTTATAATATAAAACTTCTTCGCCTGTATAATACGAAATATTAGAATCGTGTTCACATAATCGTAAACCTAAAAATTTCAATAGTCTTTTCTTTCTGAATTGTAATCTACTGTAAAGTTGCAAGCAAAAGTAACTCTAAGATTATCTGTGTAATTAGGAAGTACACCGTGATAAGTATTACCACTAAAAAAAATTACCGTTCCGTCTTTAGCACTTAATTCTTTTCTATTATTAGTTACAGTTTTGTCACCTTCTCTTTTTATAAGCCTATATACATCTTTATTTGAAAATAAAAAATTTGCATTTGTTTTTTCAACATCTACAAAATAAACACACGCCACGTGACAACCGTGATGGTGGAACTCTGCAAATTGATCTTTTTTATACCAGTTAACCCAAGCGTTTATTGGTGTTAAAACAGGAGCGTCATAGTTATCTTGTTTTATAGATTGATGAATAACATTTTTTATATCAGATGTTAGTTCGTTTATTACAGGGTATCTAAAATGTGAATCCCAAGCACTTCTGTTAGCTTTTACATTGTCTTCTTTATCTGGAACAGTTGAAAATTTATGAATGCTTTTATTTTCTTCTATTTTTACAATTTCATTAATTTTTTCTTTGTAATATTCGTGATTTGGTAATGTAAAAACACTTACCTCTTCTACAAAAATAGGTATCTTGGTTATCTCTATCATTCTTTTTTCTGTCCCTTCCATAACATAATTTTCTTGTCAAGAAAACAATTTAAAAAAGATTACTTGATATATTCTGTACACATGTTTAAATTAGATCTCACCCAAAAAATTACAAATCAAGGAGATATTATGGAAAATCAAGAAGTATTGAAGGCTATAGCTACCCTTGCTGATAAGGTGAGTCGTTACCACGAACGTTTATTAGCAGTGGAAAGAGACAACGAAAGACTACAAAAAGAATTATTAGAACACAAAAAAGGTCCTCATATACATACAATTCAAGGTAAGCCAAATAACTCCGATGCAACAGTTATGGTAACGGGTTTAGATTCTGATTTAGAATGTGAAGCTTGTAGCGCTTAATTACTCAGGAGTTTCGCCCAACATATCTGCTAAAGAAGGAGCAAATACTTTTACATCTCTTCTTATTTTTTCGGCTGTTGTAGATGTTCCTGGGTTATCAACATCAGCTTGAGCTTCTGCTTCTGAGTTATACTCAGCACCTGTATCTACATGTGTAATAGTAGTTTCAGTTTTTACTTTATAGTGCGGAATTTTTCTTCCGTCCTCTGTTGTTATATGTCCTAGTAATTCAGCAGGTTCAACTATCGGCATCGTCTTTTCTCCAATTTATGTTAAAACTAATAATAACTCTATCATCATTAGAACTATTTGTTTGTACTTCATGTTGTAACCATGAAGGAAAAAAAATCAAGGAATTTTCAACAGGTTCCCATTGTACGCTGTGAGCGAGGTGTATAGAGGCTTTTTCTGTTTTTGGAGGTGATAGTACCTCTGACTGTGGTTTAGGCTCTAGAAACACAATATTTCCACTTTTTTTAGGAGCTTTAAAATAAAATACACCAGATAAATAATTGTATGGGTGTGTATGCACATTGTTTCGTGATCCAGGTGGATTTATCATTCCCCACATACCAGTCATCTCAGGAACGTAATGATCTTGTACATCCATGTGATTAAAACAATCTTTAGCGTGTTTAAGAATGTCACCAACTAAAGGTCTAAATTTTTTTATGTTATATATTTCATCATGACTATGCCAACCACCTATGTTTGAACGAGGCATACCCATCTCATCTTTTTCTCTTAATTGATATATATTATCAATAAGATGTTCGTGGCCTTTTAATTGTAGTGAAAATACGGGAGTAATAAATAAAGAATGTAAGTTAATCAGAGTTGTCCTTTCGTGACCTCCATAAAACTTGCTATAATGTGCACCTGATTGGCAGCATTGGCTTGAACTTTAAGAATATCACTTTCTTGCAGAACTAAAGGTTGAGTCAATAATTCTGTTGTTGTGTTTGTAGCAACACTCTTTGCTTTGAATACTTCAAAGGTTGCAGCACCTCGGACAACTTCAACATCAACTAAAGTTGTTGAACCAGAGTCATTGCAAATCAAAAGAGATTTTACTACATCAGTGGTAGGCATGACTGGTGGTGTTGCACCGGGATTAGCCGTAGGAACTGTTATAATAGTTGTTAAATTCGTTGTGGTAATATCCACCATTGCGCTTTTAAATACATTAGCCAAGGAAAAAAGCCTCCGACTGTGATTCTTCTTTTATATCTTGTTGAAAGTTTGTGTTAAGTAAAAGAATAATTTGATCTAATAACTGCACCATTTGATCAAACTGATTGGAACTGTATTCTGGTGTAGCATTTGGTAGTCGTGTGATTGTT